ACCGGGGGCGAGCGATTTTTTTCTGCTAAAAGTGGGCCCCACCGATGACGTCACTGAAATTGACTGGTCAATTGGGCCTGAATAGTAATGGGCTTGAATAGTAATGGGCCATTTAATCTGGGTTTTTGCAGAGTATAAATTACATAAATAATGGATCAATAAATATTTAAACTGGGCTTAAATAAAATGACAATTTTATTTAATACAATATTAATACATGTATAAAAATACGCAATACATTGCGTATTTGATTACATGGTATCTCTATAACGTACAAATACATCGTGTCTTACACGTTCCACCCGTATCCAAATCTATAAACACGAATCGATCCATCATCGTTATATCTATGCTGTCTAGTATATCTTCGCTCTTAATGTCGTTAAATGGTATGTCGTGCACCATTACTTGTATGGTGTTCCGTATTGCTTCCTCGGTTCCGTTGAAGTCGAATGGTTCTTCGATTTCGTTATGATTATATGGGAGGGTATATGTGGCCTTAGACAATATGGGTTCCTTGGTCGATATCATCGTGACTTGTACGTTCAGTCTTGGACAAAGACGAACGTCGATGATAAACTTCACACCTTTTGTATTCTTGTATGTGATCGTCATTATTTGCATTGCTTAATCGAATGGTGTAGTCTATTTATCTAGATGTAAGTGGTGGTTTGTTGGTTGTGGTCGATTATAGTCCATTAATTTATGATAATGTAGTGATCGTTTTGTGTGTATGTGTCGTCTTCTCATTGGTTATTTGTTAATATCCATATTAACAAATAATCAAATAAAAATAAAAAAAAACAAAAAAAATATATTAAATACCCAAACAAAAATAAAAATATAGCTAAAGACATAAACAATACTAATCAGCAAAACAAGACCGCGCAGCGGTGTGTCTCATTAAAAACTAAAAAACAACATCCATCAGTGAACAAAGTGAGATGATGGTTAAAAAATAAAAAAAGAAATAATAGTAAAATCTTGATTTTACTGCGGTTAAATTGAGAAGGGTCTTACTCTTTGATTTACCCGAAGGTAAATGAGGACCCAATTGACTTTTGTTGACCACAGAGGACCCGATACAGAGGGTCTCATTATAGGTACCAATATGTAAAATGACCAAAATACCCCTGAAATATAACAGATAGGCGCGTGTGAGTGCTTTGGTAAAGTAGGGTTTCTCTCTCCTCAAACTCCCCGGAGACGATGAACGGAGGTCTTAACGGCTTCAATTTGCGACACGCGCGGCAGTATGAACACGGAGGTGGGCAAACCACTACGCTACGCAGCAGCCTTAGCTACGCCGGAGCTTAGCTCGCCCCCGTTCTAATATT